CGGTGAGGATCTCGTAGGGCAGGCCGTAGCCGGCGGCGATGGCGCGCAGTTGGCCGGCGATGAAGGCCACGTCGTCCTCCGGCTGGGGCGGGGTGGCAAACTCCATCTCCATCCCGGGGGGCAGGTATTCGAGCGTGCCGGGTTCGAGCTTGTCGAGCAGGCTGTATTCGTCAGGTTGGAGCTCGGGCGGGACCTCGGTCAGGCTGTCTACGCGGCGAAAGCCCATGAAACACGAGGCCAGGCGCATGCGCTCGCGCTGGGCGTCCTGGTAGTCGGCGACGTGGCGCATGGCCATGTAGCCTGCGCGGCCCCAGGGCACGCCGCGGACCTGATTGGGGCGCTCGGCGAGGTAGAGGTGCAGGATCTGGTCGGCGGGGACGAAGACGCTGGCGGCCACGCCGATGTCCTCCCCGGGGTGACGGGGAAACAGCCAGTAGCCGACGCGGCGATCCTGGGCGTCAAACTCCACGCCCAACTTGATGTAGCCGCCGCCGGGCAGGTCTTCATTCTTGGCGTGATCGAGGTAGTCGGCCTCCAGGACGCGCAATTCCAGGGGCGGCGGATCGCTGGCCAGCAGCAGGTTGTCCGCGGGAAGGCGCCACTGACGGCGCACCAGGACCTCGCCCGATTCGGCGATGGCGCGCATGAGTTGCTGTTGCAGGCCGTAGCCGTCGAGGCGGCCATTGGCATCACAGGCGGTGGACTCCCACCAGGCGGCCCAGCGCTTCTGGCGGCGGGAGCTTTTCCAGGTGCAGCGAATGCCGGCGCCGATAACGTTGTTGACGATGGCGGCCACGGCGCGCTCGGCCCAGGGGTTGGAGCGGATCAAGTCACGATGGCGATTGCGCAACGTCACCAGGTCGGTCTTGATCTCGGCGTTGGCCGAGGTCGAGCGGGTGACCCAGTTGGCGGTGCGGCGGGAGACCGAGGCGCCTTCGTAGCGGCGGCGGGCCGGCAGCCAGGCGGTGAGGGTCGACCACAGGCCGGCGGCCGCCTTGGCGGCGGTGGCACGGACTGAGATCAGGGCGAAGCGCCCGGGGTCAGTAGCCGCGCCCATACTGCAAATAGCGGCGGGTCTGGCGAGCGGCGGCACTGATGGCCGCCTGGTCCCGGCGAGCGGTGTCGATGGCCTTGAGCAGGTCGCCCAGCGACTGGTACTGCACGCGCCGGTCGCCAAGCTGCACGACCAACTTACCGCTGGCGGCGGCGGTTTCGAGGGCGGCAAGTTGCTCGGCGGAAAAGGCCATCGGGCTCCGGGCTGATACAGGTATCTCAGCCTAGAGTGGCCCTATCGCGTGCGCAAAACTACGTCAGTTTGCGCGGGTTGCGGGGTGGAGGGGCGGTTTTTGTGGCTAAGGTAAAAATATTTTGCTTAGTGACACTGAAGCGATAAAGTGTCACAACTCTATGTTTTTTTTGTTTTTTTTGTTGCAAGTGTCAACCTATAACGTATAATCAGAGACGCGATGGGGCCAACCATCGCGTCCCCTAAACACGCCTACTGATCGGAGTAACGGCATGTCTGACACTAAATTAACATGTTCGGACCACACCAATCCTGAACTTTTTTTACGCTATGATCCTGATACTGGAGAATTAACCAGAAAAGCCCTGGAAAATCGCTCGGATGGATGGAACAAGCGCTTTGCCAACCAGCCGGCGGGTTTTATCAACAAAGACAAAAACGGCAATCCAAGATATATCTATGTATATATGGATGGCAGATTTTACGCGGCGCATCGTTTGGCGTGGCGGTTATTTTACGGGAGCCAACCTACTGGGCACATTGACCACATTAACGGCAATGGTCTTGATAATCGGATCGACAACCTCCGGTGTGTAACCGCTTCGGAAAATGCCAAAAACAGAAAAATAAGGCCAGATAACCGCAGCGGCGTATCAGGCGTGGTATGGTCTGAAACACACAAAAAATGGTTTGCATCAGTTAGGGACAACAATAAACAAATTAGCCTTGGCGCTTTTCGTGATTTTTTTGAAGCGGTTTGTGCCAGGAAATCAGCAGAAATGAGGTGTGGTTATCACGCCAATCATGACAGAGTAAATGCCAACACCCAGGCGGCACCTCGACGCATGACCATGAGCGAGATCGCGTCAGCAAGACCGTTAAGGGATGTAATCTGCGCCCACTGCGGGCGCAGCTTCACGGCCAAGGATATCCGGGCGAAGTTTTGCAGCAACGCCTGTAAGCAAGCCGACGCTTACGCCCGAGGCAAAAAATACCGCCGCAAGGCGGACACCACCACCGAGGAGACACCGACATGAACGAAGACGCCCTGACCCGTACCCAGCGCATCGACGCCTATGTGGCCGCGAATGCCAAAAGCCTGAAGGTGGCGGTTTTTGGGGTGAAGGTAAATACGACGATGACTCTCTTAAACAACTGGCTAATTATTTTGAAGTAATTGCCAAAAAGTGCAGAGAGCTTGCCAGTCAATTCAAAGAAGACCAAAGCAAGCCAAAGCCTTATATCCAAGGCAAGCATCCCTGGGAAGACTAGCAGCCCACTCAGGCCACGGACGGCCATCCCCTCACAACCACCCCGACCGCCGCCGCACGGTGGCGCCCTGACCTGCTGGCACCCCTGTCCCCCCTCCGGTCAACGGTTACCCGTGCGCGAACCGCGGCTGTGGTTCGCGCAGATTGCGAGGCTAACCTAGTCAGCACCTGGAGAGGCCAGGCAACTAACCACACCGAGGTCTGACATGATCAAGAACATCAATATGCTTCCAGTCCCTTGTGACTACGGCTACTCCCTGGCTTACGACCTGCCCTGGAAGGTAAGCGCAGTTGTCAACGGGATCTGCTTTGCGGCGGAAGTATGCGACAACAACGCCTGGGTAATTCCTGACACTGTGGTTCATGACTTCTTCAAAATGATCGCTCCCAAGCAAAGCGAGATTCCTTGCATCGAGGAGGTCAGGACGCTGATGGTCGAGGCCGGAAGAATCTTTACCGATTGCGGTGACACCTTCATCCGCTACGACGAAGACCGCCAGCGGTTTTATGCCGGACACAACCTTTGGATTGATCGGCACATTCTTACCCGCATCGATCCAGAAGACCTGCCACCACCAATAACGGCAGAACAAGCCACCGCATGTTTTTCTGGGCTTGAGGAGGACTAACATGGAACTACAAACACACCACGAAGACCTGCTTGAGCGTCTGGCTGCGGTGACCCCGGCGGCCAACCGGGTTTCGCGGGGCGATCTCTACGACATTGTCCGGGCGGTGGAGGTGCTGGCGGTGGAGAGGCCCAGCCCTGACCAACTTTGGACCTTGCGGCGGGTGGCAACCTATCTCGGCCTTGACCAAGTGCAGACGGAGCGGCTGCTGAAGGCTCCCGGCGGACCTCAGCCCATGACAGGCGACCGGACCAACGTCTGGCGAGCAAAGGACATTTACCGCTGGCTTGACGCCCATAGTCGCAGCGGAATCAAGGCAGTGAAATGAACACAAGCAACGACAATCGCAACATCAGTGTCCGCCTGCCTAGCCTGGAAGTTCGCCGAAAATTTGCCGCAAAATGCCTTGAGGATGGCGTAACGCAAACTGGGTTTATCGCGGAGGCGGTACAGGCTTATCTCAGCGGCCGGTTACAAATCACCACTAAACAAACGCCACGGCCTAGCTACCTGATCGACCCGCAAGACTGACCCACTCAGGCCACGGACGGCCATCCCCTCACAGCCACCCCGACCGCCTTCTCCGCACGGTGGCGGGGTGAACCTCCGCCCGCTTGGCAATCTCCCGCACCGGCTCGCCCGCTTCCAGTCCATCCCGGATCACCGCCTCGCGGGCCTCGCGGTCCACGGCGCGGATGTACGCCTGCCCCCCACCCCAGCGACGCCGCACCTGGCCAATCAGGCGGGCACACAGCTCGCCATCCATGCCGGCTTGCACCAGGAGGGCCAGGCAGTCCGAGAGCGGGTCGGCGCGGTCCAGGTCGGGCATGGGGCGGCTACAGCCAGGAGGAGGCGCGGCGCTTGACCGCGGCGCGGCCGGTCGGGCGCGTGTAGGGGGAGCTGAGCGGCGGCGCGGCGGGGGCGATGGCGGGTGCGCTACTTTGGCCAGGCTTGCCATCCGCGGCGGCGCCACCGGCAGCGCTGGCGCCCCCCGTGGCCGGCTTAGCAGGATGCAGGTCCAGTCCGGCCAGGTGACAGGCGGCCAAGGCGTAAACTCGAGCGTCCAGGGCCTCGACGGCCGGATGGATCGGCACCCAGCGCCGTTCCGGACGGCGGCCACGGTGGGCGACGACCATCAGCCGCTCGCCGGTCAACTGCGCGTAATACTCCTCGCTGCGCCCGACCGGGAAGTGACAATAGCCGACTGCCCCCGGCTTGGCGGACAAGTAGGCAAAGACCGTGCGCTTGAGGTTGTCGACCCCCAACAGCTCGGCCGGGCGGCCCTCGCGCAAGCGGGCGGCCATGCGCTTCAGCCGTGCCCGCTTGTCCCCGGCCAGGGGCTCGCGCTCCATACCGGCAATGCCCTTGATGGGGATGACGCCCTTGTCGCGGGCGCCCTTGACGAACTGGTAAACGTGCTGGGTATAAGCCCCCGAGTCCACGCACAGCACCAGCGGGCGCAGGGTCTGGCCATCGGCCCGCGTCCATGGCTGGCGGTAGAGGGCGAGCAGGTCCTCCCATACCTCGGCGGCGGTGGGCTCGCCGGGCAGGACATCATAGGCCAGGGACCAGGACTCCCAGCCCTTGCCCCAGCCAACGGTTTCAACTTCCAGCCGGTCGCCCTGCACGTCGCAGCCCATCGTCACGGCAATGATGCCGTTTGGCAGCGCTTCGCCCCAGTCCTCGGCGCGCTGGCTGAGCAGGGAGGGCTCGATCTTTTCCCCCTCCCCCTCCCAGGGTTCGGCGAACACGGTATTGGTCACCGCCTGGCGACGGGCCGGGTCGGTGCCGGCGTCGAGCCACTCTTGCAAGGTATCGTCCCAGCGGGCAAAGGGGCTGGCCCATTGGTTGAACAAGTAGCCGACGCTGTCCTCGGGGCCGTCCTGCACGCACACCCAGGCGCCGGTGGCTTTGACCGCATCGGCCTCCACCAGGGGATGCTCGGCGCCGCAGGTGGCGCACACGTAGCGCAGGCCCTTCGGGTCGCCGTCGTGGTGGAAGTGCTTGAGGGCCGGTAGCTGGCGGGCGCCACAGTGCAGGCAGGCCAGGTGCCATTCCCAGCGTTGCCCGCAGCGGTCATACTCGGCGCAGATGCCCAGGTCGTCGTAAGTAGGGCTTGAGACGATCAGCTCCTTGGCTGTGCGCCGGGCGCGGAAGGTTTGCAGGCGCTTGCGAGCCAGCAGCAGGGGATCGCCTTCCTTGGTGATCTCCCAGCGGTCCAGCTCGTCGCACAGCAGGTAGCGGATCGGCCGCGAAGCCAGGCCGGCGGGGGAATTGGCGCCGGCAATGGTCAGATGCCCGG